TTAAAAGTAATTCAGCATAAGTAATTGGACGACGCATGATTAAAAATATCTCTTCTTAATTGATAGTAGCTAACATTGGGAAGATTATCAAAAGTAAGCTATGTTTTAAAAAGATACATGTAATATGATCCTCAGATGCCAGTAGAAATAACAGAGGATTGGTTAGATATTCTAGATACTACTAATTATGCTCCTCTAAAAGATCCTGACAATACTTATCAAAGCTACAGATTTAAAAATTTAGATATCCAATCTGTAACCACAAAAAATTTTAGAAAAAAGTTATGTGATTCTCTAATAGAACAAGTAGAAATATTTATACCTCCATCAGGTAGTTTTTCTAATGCAGATTTAAGAAGATATTTAGATCTCATTTCAGGCTATGAGACTAGTACAACTGATCTAGTATTAGGTCTATCACTGGCAGATCAAATAAGGATTACATTTAGCGATATGAAAACCAGTACCATATGTGATAGATATCCAGAAATCAATCTTGCAGAGAAAAGAAGATATAGATGTGTTGCTGAATATTTAATTAGACAGGGAGAATTGGCTAAATTAAGAGATGAAAACGGAAAATTAATCAAAAAAATAGGAAATATGCAAAAGGCTGTTGTTTTATATAGACCTTTACCAAAACTATTAGAAACATTAAGAAAATCAGGTCTAGCTAAATTTGTAAAAATTGACAAAAAATTAAAAGATAGTAAGAATGTAAAAGAGATAAAAACTAAATGACTAATAGAAGAATAAAGTTATTAAACAAATTAATTGGTTCAGCTACAGGAGAAGATGAGGCAAAACTCTATAAATTAACAATAGAGAGAATTTGTATAGACATGTGTGATTACTATCAGAAGTTTTATCAGAACGAAGGCCCAGGAGCGATGGTTTATGTTCCTAATCATGAAGATCAAAACAAGTCAATGTTTTATTTAACAGTTGATAATCTTATATGTGCTGTTGATGATCTTAATAAGAATGATATGGAAGGTGCAGCAGATGTTATGAAGCAAGCAATTGTAAGAGCAGAAAAGCTTGACCCTGATAAGGAAGCTTTATTTATTATTCAAGATGATAAAGAAATGTCTTTGGTTCACTATAAAATTGATAGTGCAGGTGCAAGTTTTAAAATGATGTGAATAATAGGCCATATCTTTCTAAACAGATAAATGATTTAACTGATGATTGGCTTACTCCATGTGATTATTTACCTTATATAGACGCATTATTAGGTGATATAGATCTAGATCCTTGCTCAACTTATAGTGCAAATGTAGAATTTTTACGAGCTAAAAAAATATATACTCCTAAAGAAGATGGATTAAATGTAGACGATCCTTGGACTGGCACAGTTTACTTATTTCCTCCAACAGTAGGAAGATGTTCATTCTCCCAAGAAAGAGGTACTTGGAGATGGAGTGTTAAAGCTGGAGTAGGAGCAAAAGCTCCAAGCGTTATATGGTTTAGAAGATTAGTTAAAGAATGGAAGCTAAGAAATATTAGAGAGGCATTATTTTTTTCTACCTATCCCGAAATGTTAAGAATATGTCCTGAAATGTGGGATTATCCTGTCTGTTTCCCAACAGATAGAGCAAATCTTATACATGGAAAGGGAATGTACGTCATATCTCCTCCTGTTCATTGGGGATATTTTATATATTTACCACCAATAGAACTTGGTTTTAATCAAACAGATAGATTTGAAAATATATTTTCTAATATTGGAAAGGTTATATGTTAATTATCTCTAGGAAACTCTTGATCCTTTATTGTAGTTGGTCTTGGAAATCCATTTTCATTTAAATTATTTGCAAACCTTTTTAAAAAACCTTTACTAGTAGCAGCATCTACACCTGGTCTAACTCCACGACGTTCTTTACTGATATCTGTTTGAGGATTCAGTGACTTATAAAACCTGTAACGATTGTCAACGTCGTAACTACTAGTAAACTTACTCATAGAGACATTCTACGAGGAATTAACATGGCTATGTCAGAATCAGAAACTAAAATTAGTGAAGTCTGTGATGATATCAAAGAACTATTAATACATAAAAATAGAAAATATGGTAACTCTGCTCTAAAACCTTGCAGAGTTTTTAGTAAAGCATCTGCTGTAGAGCAGTTACTGGTCAGAATAGATGATAAATTAAATCGGATTATGCAGGGTGCTGGACTTCTTGCAGATGATGAAGATGTTGTAAATGATTTGATCGGATATTTAGTATTGCTTAAAATAGGAATGAATGATGAAAAACATCAAGAAATGCTTGCAATGGGGAGAGCAATCTATGGTGATGGATTAAAAGAAGATCCACTCACTGAAATATTTGAAGAAGGTTACAAATCAGTAACTATTCCCCTTCATCAAAAACCAATACCACAGGAGGATGACGATGGAGTATAAAGATTTAATTGACAACTATACTCCTGAGCTGGAGCTAATTGATGCTTTAAATTATCTTAAAGATCAACCTTGGCTCGCTTCGGAGATCCTAGACCACTTGGCTTCTCGTTCCAGTAACGAAAAAACCGACGTAGAATCTCTCCTGAAGGATCAAATTCTTTGAATTTTTTTTCTAAATATTCAATTCCCTTTATTTGATTAGAAGATCCATTATAAGTTTCTACTAAATTTAATAAACAAGCTTCAGTGTGACATTCATGACGATAGAAGGTAGGTATTTCTTTATCTGCAGCAAAATACATATCTAGTTCTGCACGTCTTCTAGCAACCATAAGATCACCTCCACTCATCCAATAAGTATTAATAAATGGACTCCATTCTTTTATAATTTTAGTTTTAGAAGAATAACTATTAATAAGATCTAATAATTTACAGTTTTTAAAAGACTGAATACCAATACTATGAGCAAAACTTAAAAGAGCTGCTCTTCTATTAATATTTAAATTTACAAAAACATAATCTTTTAATTTTTCTGAAAATTCTTTTAAATCTAAAAAAAATTGTTTATCTATTTCTTCTTGAGTAGCTTTATCTTTAGCAGTAAGAGCATGACCATGAAGTTCTAAACTTCCATAACCTATCTTCCAAGAATCCTCACCAAAGTCTTTATATGCAGCATACCTTCCTAATCCAAGAAATGTTCTAGCTGAAGTATACGATTTTGTTAGTTTATAACCTTTTTCAGAAAAGAAAGAATACTTAGGGAACGTCAACAGTACCGTTGTAGCTCACTTCAGAATAACCATCATATGTGAGTAAAACAACATAATCTTTACCAGCATTAGTAACTGTAATACCTACTGCTCCTTTACCCCTGCCTGCTTTCTCTATATCAAAAAATCTTTGGTATCCTGTTGGAGAACTACTTCCATCAAATGCGTCTTTTTGAAATATCTGAACATTGCGAATACCTGATGTCTTTTCAAGATTAACAATGATGTTACCTGTACCACCAGGATTTACTTCAAAACCTCTTACATCATCACTTTTATCACCAGTGGTTGATCCACCCACATATGTGATCTCTGAGCCAGAGTCAACACTGAATGTATCTAGAGTTCCGTTAATTCTTCTTGTAGCCATTGTTTTTAAGAAATTTGACCTTCAGTTGAGAGCTGAAATTGAATGTCTGCATCTATTCCATGATCTTTCATAATGCCATAAAACATTTGACGATCTAATGCTTTTTGATGTAAAAGCTCAATAAATGCTTCTTCTAACTCTACTCGGTCTAAAGTTTGGATTGCGATAGCAGCAGCATGAATTGCAAATTCTTGATCTACTGGGAGGTTGACATCCATATAATTTAAAACCTTTATACATATATTACCAATAGTGAATTAAGGAGCAACAGTATACAGTGTTTAAGATCTAGTATCTACAGTAAAATTTGGGATATCAGGAATATCATCATCAATACCAGTCCTCTTTAGATTCCTCGATTCTATAAACTCTTCCAAATGTTTCTTGGGATCTGTAACTGGGGTCATGGATTCTTACGTTTCTTTTTAATAACACAGAACTAACACCATAACTACTACCAAAAAGTATCATAAAACTAACAGCTATAGTGGTCATTTGTAATTTCTATGTTTCACTGTATTCTAAGACTAGTAAAACTTTGATATGACATTAGAAGATCTTGTCAGACACTTTGTAGAAGCATCAATCAGTGGGGCTAGTAAAACACAAGTCGTAAGAAAATTTAAAGAAACATATAATTTAAATCAAAATCAGATAAAAAAATTAGAAAATTTAGCTAAATTTAAGAAAAAACCTAAAAAAATAAATTATAAAGAATTTTATAAAAATAATATTATTAAAAAAACTCAAAGAATATACTTTCCTTTTACTCAACTATATAAACATGAAAATTTTTTATCAGATAAAGAATGTGAAAAATTAATCTTAATGATATCAAAGACTCTTAGACCCTCTACTGTTGCAGATAAAGGAGATACATGTCTTGTAAATAATTACAGAACCAGTAAGACTTCTGATCTTAATTACTTTACTGATCCTTTTTACTTAAATATTGATAGAAAAATAGCAAATTTAATGAATTTAGAGCCATTTTTTGGAGAAACAATGCAGGCTCAGAAATATGAAGTTGGTGAATATTATAAAGAACATTATGATTTTTTCTCGCCATTTAATCATGAATATAAAACTTATTGTGAGTGGATGGGTCAAAGAACCTGGACAACTATGATTTATTTAAATGATGTAGAGGAAGGAGGAGAAACTTATTTTAAACATTTAAATTTAAAAATTAAACCAAAAAAAGGCTTATTAATAGGATGGAATAACTTATATAGTAATGGATTTCCTAATTACAAGACTATGCATGAAGCGTTGCCTCCATTAAAAGGTGATAAATATATTATTACTAAGTGGTGGAGAAGTTGGAGTCTTATCTAATTACCACTTAACTTTATGTGACCAATATCTAGCTGAGAATTTATCAGGGTTTGGATCTTGTGCATTATGTCTTGCATAGTATGATTTCTTTCTAGCTTTATCTTTTGCGGACTTTGGATTCTTACCTGCTCCTTTTACTCCCTGCTGACCGAATCTAATTATTTTTTCTTTACCATCTTTACAAGCTTTTACGACATGTGACTTTGTCTTATGACTTGGAGTCTTCTTTGGCTTATTGCATTTCAAATGTTCTTTTGAAAGTTTTTTAGCTTTTGCTCTCTTCGTTTGCGATGACATCCTCTTCTGTCTCGTACTTGTATGTCAGTGTCGATCTAAGATGCCACTGATGTTTTTTGTGCTCTCGACCACGATCAGCTGCCATATCTTGAGTGAGATCATCGCCAATCATACCAGCATACTTTGCTAACTCTTCAAAAAGACCAGCAAGCACATTGTGAGCCACACTTAATTCTAAGATGATTTTATCTTCGTCATATGGATTACTCATATCTATTTCTTGCATTCTAGTGCGTAATAGATTCTCAACTCCAAGAGGTGTCATTACATTTATTGATCTAGCATGCTCTGCAATCGCATCTACACCTGCATGCATTTCATCTTGTATATCTCCAGTTAAAAGATGTATTTGATAAAATTTAGAGCCATTTAAACCCCAATGAACCAATCTGGTTGTTTCCAAAACAAATATAGAATCTCTCAAACATTGAACGACTAGATCATTGACGTATGCTCTGTCCTTTGGATTTACACTGTCCATTAAAGAATTTTTATAGTACCTTTCTGTACTTTAGCTCTAATACTCTGATCTTCGCCACCTTCTGTCCTAGCAAGAGCATCTGGCATACGTGCCTTCTGTAATTCAGGCATATATTCCATAATCTTTTGACTCTTATCCTTTAAGAATGCTTTGGCTTTAGCTTGAGATCCATCCGATGTAGAAATCATTTGTTATGTACGGAGTAGCTTTATCTGAAGATACAAGCTTAATAGGAGCACTATTATCTTCTATCCAATGCTTTATTTTACCAAGTCTTTCCTCTGAATAATAAGAATTAGATGGATTATACCAATCTTCCAGTAATACAGACCCTTTTGATCTATTGCACTTGGAACAGGAACAAATCATATTAGATTTAACATTATGACCACCTTTAAACTTTGGTATTATGTGATCTATAGTTGCAGATTTTTCATCTAACTCTTTATCACAATATGCACACTTCCATTCCCATGACTCAAATATTGACTGTCTAAATTTTCGTCGAGCATTGCGAGGAGATAATTCAATTAGGTTGACCAGTAAATCTTGCTCGCAATTAATCATATATTATGCAGCTTTGAGAAAACTCTATGCTGCATAAACTTGCACAAATGTATCTTTTATTCCATTAATGACACTAACTCAATCTCTTCTTCTACCTCACAGTCTGATTCTTCTAACAATCTTAATAAATAATAATGAATTTTTTCAGTCACCCACTTCAAATCCTCATCCTTTACATCATTGAATATTGCATTTAAAGATAAATCACGGGACGGGGTTCGAATATGATCGGCTAACAATCTAAGAGCTTTATATCTTTCTTGATTCATCTCCGATAGCATCTCATGTAACCTCACCAATATCTACATTCCCTGTTGTTTCTACTTTTTCAGGTGGATGTTCTACTTCTTTTTTAAGAAATTGAACTATTTCTATTGCTCCTAAAACTTTCATGTAAGATTCTTTTGCTTGAGCAATCTCTAAATCTTTTAATTTTATATCATTAGCCAAAGCAGTCTGCTGTTCAACAAGCTGCTTCATTGTGTCATCTAATTTTTCTAAAGAAACTTTGCAAGACATAGTAAATATTCTATTAATTTGAGTATAGCTTCCTAAATTTTATCTAGCTACTAGCAGTCGTTATAATTTTTAGCTATATCTCCACCAATTTCAGATCCCTTATCTTGAGCAAACATTGTAACAAGTCCAGCTGCTAACCATCCAACAATTGGTATATTGCTAACTATAGGGGCTGCTTTAACCCCTACAGAGGCTCCTACGACCCTTCCAGTAGCATTTCCACTTCCCTCTACCTTTATACAAGCTATATCCTTATCAGTAATTACAGAACCTTCTGATTGTCCTGAAGATGCTTCACTATCCATAGTATAAGTTTCTCTCAAACTTAACTTAGAATCTTTTTTAAATAATCCTTTTTCTTCATCAACTAATCTAGTTCTTGCAAGAATTTTTGGATCATTAGCTTTATAACTGATACTATATCCCTTTTCTGAAGTAACAACCCTATAACTTGTATAAGGTCCTACTGGTAAATTTAAATTAGGAAAAGGACTTTTAAACTTTTGAGAAACTAAAGTATTCATCAAAGAAAGATTAGATATCCCTAAGATGGATACTAAAGCTATGACTCCCCAGTTTTTTCTTTGTCTGTAGTACATGTCACTTGTTAGTATTATCGGTAATAACTTTGATTGGAGCCTGTTCTATACGTAAAATCTGAGTATGAACTGCATCTGATTTACTAGCTGAATCTTTAGCTTTTTGACTCTTACCTCGTGATGCATCTACACCAAAGGAACTGAGCGTAGCTGTCAGGATTGAAGCTGGAAATGTAATATCCTTGGGTTCATTACTATAGCCTGGGATAGATATGTAGTTAAGGCTGACGATAAATCCGCTCCAAGCGATCACGACAAGCCTGACCACGACTGAGATAAAGGCTAATTGTTCATCTTTATCATCTATGTTTTCTTTAATTTTTGCAAAAACATTTTTCTTTTGCTGTGATTTTGAAGATTCTTTTAAATTTTCAGTCATTTTATAATCCGATAACATACTAAGTTTCGCTCATGTAAACTTATGTATAGCAAACAATAAGTTCT